TAGGTTTCGGCCTAGGGGCTTTTGCGTCGTTGTTTATCGATTTTGCAGTTTGTCGATTTTTTCGGTCAGTACCTCGATTTGTTTCTGTTGTTCTTCGATTGTTTGGGTGAGCTGTTTCAGCATTCCGGGGATTTCGAAGCATAGGGTATTGTAAATGTTGCCGCCGGGTGCGGTGTTTTTGAAGTTGTACTGTAGAATGCTGTCGCGGATGCGTGTTGGCAGCTCGTAGGTGAGCAGGTTGTACATGTTTCCGCCCGGTGTGGTGTTTTTGCCGCCCGGCTTGTAGGCCCAGTTCCATACTTCGTCTCCTGCGTTGGTCATTGTTGTACCTCCTATGATCTTGTTGGCTTTGTCGATTACTTGTTGGTAGGGTAGTCCGTTTGGTGCCAGATCCGGGCATGTGGTGTGGTCGGTGCCTGGTATCTCCCGGTGTAGCCAAACATTGCCTTTCAGCCCGTCGTGCCATAACATGCCCAGCCCGTAGCGTTTCGCTATGTCGGCGCAGAGCCGTGCGCTTGCGTCGATGCATGCTTGTGTGCATTGAGCCTGTGGGATGCCGCCTTCGTGTTCGATGCTGATTGTTGACATGTTTGATTCGTAATTGGCGTCGGACCATGCTCCGTTGGCTTCGTCCACGTATTGGTGTATTTCGCCGTTGGCTCCGATGCCGTAATGTGCGCTCACCTGACTGGATGAACGTGAGAACACGCTATCGGTTCCGGCTAGATACCCGGCCATGATATGTAGGGTGATGTGTGTCACCTTATGTCCGGCGCGCCCGTTGTAGTGGTTTGGTGATCCTATCCATTTCACTTCGTTCATCATTCCGCCTTATGCTTGCCGTTTGTGGATTGGGCGAAAATCTTCATGAATGGCGCGTCCGCTAGTTCCGGGTTGATTGCGGTGATGTTTTCCAGAATTGACGTGAGTTCGATGAGGCATATTCCGCTGACTGTGCAGATGAATACGGACACCGGTAGACCCAAGTCTATGTGTAGGTTGACTTTGTCGATGAACCATGATACCAACACGAGAATAAAGTAGGCGAATTTGTGGCCCAGTCCTTCACGCATTTTTTCTGAACTTAGATTGTTTTGCATGATGGCTTTCACGACGCCGGTCACGTAATCGATGACGATGAAGAACATCGCTGCGATGGCACCCCATTCTTCCGCTGTTGTCATTGTTGCCGTTCCTTTCTATTTGCCTAATAGCTCTCCGATAATCAAACCGAAGTCGGCTTTCACCTGCGAGTCCTCGAACCTGATTTTACCGAGCCTGTAGCCGGTGGTGAGCCGCTTTATTATATCATCTGACTTTTTGACGTACCATGTTTTTTCGTCAACATGGTTCGGGTCGAGTGTGTATGTTGGGCGGTTGTTGTCTTTGGGGATGCGTCGTGAGACATATTGCGAAACATGTCCGTCGCGTTCGGATATGGAAACCCATACTCCGAACTGCGCATAATCGGTGGTGTCCAAAATGTAGGATAGTTCGCCGTCACTGGGGATTGGCGCGATTAAAGTGTCCGATTCGTCGCGGAATTTGTTGCGTATCGCATAGTCGGCGTAGTCGCCGTCGTACCGTTCGAGGAATCTGCCGAACTTTGACTTGGCGACTTTGGCCGAGAAACCGCCATAGTCGGCCAACTCCAGACAGATGAACCCACTGCAATAGAGTTTGTATTGTTGTCGGCTGGCTTGCTGGGCGCCAATATCCAACCGGTATTTTGCGAAGTACGGGTTGGCTTTTTGGACCGCGTTCGAGAGGAACAGTACTTTTGTTCTGTCTTGCCACCTGTCAACGGTGTTGTAAAATTCGCTGAACGAGTTCACTTCATTGCTCAGAAACCGCAGGTTGTCGGGGAAAATCTCGTCGAAAATAATGAGATGCACTTTGGGGTAGGCGACTGACTTGAGTCCGCCCGCTTGTGAGAGTGCGACGAAATAACAGCATGTCCGCCAGTCCTTTTCATCCCATGACACGTTATGCAATTGTCCTTTTTCGCCGTTCACACGAAACTCATACTGGGGGAAGAACTCTTGAATGTCTTTGAAAAAGGTTTCCTTCCTGTGTTGTTCGACGTCGGTGCGTCTGAGATAGATGAACTCATGGCCGTGCTTGAGATATTCTTTGATGCCGTATCGTTTGGCTGCGAACGTCTTGCCTAGGCCGCGTGCGCCGATGATGAAGTTCCACGGCGCGTTCCGCGTCAACAGATTGTGCAGGTCGTAATAATCGTGTTCGTTGAGTGTTTGCAATGTCATGTTTGCAACCCTCCTAAAACAGTGGAGGGCGTGCGCCATGACTCGCGTGCCCTCCACCAATCTGTCATCTGGCGGCTGTTCAAGGGGGAAAGGTTATTACACACCACCGCCATTGTCAAGTATACCATACTTTAGAACGCGGGCGGATTTGATTTCCCATCCCAGACCGACAGCAGCGAATACGCCTGATTGTATCGTGTTGTGTACGGGCCGAACGGGAACGTGGAGAGAATGTTGCTTTTGAGTTGCGCGAGGTTCGACGCTTTCGGTACTTTGAGGGCGTTGGCGGGTGATTGGTGGTATGCGGTCACCCAAAGAATCTGCATTTTGGTGTCTTCGTACTCTTTGGGGTATCCGGCGTAATCCTGGGCGAACTGCTTGCGTTGGCCGTCTCGTGACTCGCTTCGTTGTGCCCATGTGCGGAATGCGTCCGCTTCGTCTGAGGTGAGTGGACGTTTGAATGTGCCGCCTGACTTCATGAGTGCCGCAATTTCGGGTGCGGCTGTCTCGAATGTTGCGGATCCGGCTGGGTCGGCGGCTTTCATTGAGTTGAGCACTTGCAGGCGGCGTTCGAAACTCCATTGCGCGATTCCGATGCCCTGCCGGTTGGCCGCTTCCACCGCGTCCCATCGTAGACCTGATTCGACCGTGCCGACCACGTAGAGGGCGTATGAGTTCTGCGCCGACAGGGAGACGGATGGGTGTGCCTGTCCCTTGTCACTGGATGGTTGCGACTGTGATGCCTTTTCCAGAAAATTGTTGGCGGTGGCCTTGTAGAAAATGCGGGTTCGAGTCCCGGTGTTGTCGGACTCGTGCAGGTAGAGGTTGTCTCCCTGCCAGTGGATCCACGCGCCGCCACGCGACGAATCGGCGGAACCGTGGCTGTTGTCGCCGGTTGGGTTCTTTTCCGTGGAGGTCGTTCCACCCCCTTCGCCCAGTGCCTTCGGGTGGAGGTAACCGAGAAACGCTGTCAGATCGAATGTCATTCGTTTCGCCGGGTTGGGGTTTTGCGACAATACGGTGATGCGCCCGTCGTGTACGCCGTCCTCAATGACAATGCTCACGTGTGATCCGGGATGGTGGCTTGAGAAATTCCAGAACGCCACATCCCCTTTCACGGGGCTGTAGTCGGCTGGTTTCTTCTCGAAAATCGCAGCCATTTTCGCGTTGGTGGGAAAATGTGTGTAGTTTCCTTCAGCGTAGCCGGTTGGCGTGATGCAATCGCTTACGGACGCGCCGTACAGGTCCATGCAGTATTTTGCCCACAGGTCCCAGCATTGGGCGCCGTACGCGCCGTCCATGTCCCAGTAGCGGCCTTGCGTTTGGTTTATCCAATCATCAAAAGTAATAGCCATACCGCAATTATACGGTATGGCTATGTGATTATCGCAGTCTGTCAGGCGACGTAGGATGCCATGAAGCTGGCGTTGCCTTGATTGGCTGTGGTGGGGTTGAACACCCCCCAAACGCCGTTAGGCTGGATAAACCCTAGTGTCGGTTGTGTCGTGTTGCCGCCGGTGACGACCCAAGTCCAAATGTTGTGTCGAGGATAGCACCATTTAGCCAATTCCCCGCCCTTACCCTCGCCAATGGTTGGGATCTGGCCTTGTCCGCTTGCGGTGATCATCGCGTTTTGGAGGAGGAACTCGACCCGCATGGCACCGAAATTGGAGACGGCGTATTCCTGTCGTCCGCGGTAACTGTCACGGCAGGCGGTGTACAGGTATCGTGCAATCGCCTTCGCACCGTATTCGTTGGGGTGGATGTCGCCGGATGGGAACCAATTGGTGTTGCCTTTGCACCACACGTATGCTCCGTCTGCCACAACGATGTGCGAGTCCCCGAACGCGATGTTTTTGCTTCCGTTCAGGAGTCCCGAATATTTCGGCATGGTGTCTTCGCTTAGGATGCCGGAATCAAACAGCATTGGCGCGATCACGATGATGGCGTGGGGGAATGCGGAACGCATGGCCGACACGCATTCTTGTGCTTTGGCGTGTCCGGCGCTGTAGTCGAGAATGTCGTTTCGGCCGCCGGCGCAGACGGCGACCTTGACTTTGTTTTTGTCCACGGCGGTGTCGGCAACGCAGTTCGCCACCTGCTGGGCAAACGTCGGGATGCCGGACACGTTGAAACCGGCGCCCGCTTTCGCGTAGTTTTTCCATGTCAGCAATGGGAACATTTGCGCGAGCTGGTATGACCATGTGCGGTTCTGCGTATTGTCCGCGTATGAATCACCGAACGTGACGAGGTATCCGTCCTCATATTGCGCCTGTCCCAGCCTTTCGAGAATCGTTGCGATCTGCGAGGAATTGGTTCCGACCGAGGTGGATAGTGTGGCAATGTCCGTGGTGTTTTTGTCCCACTTCGTCTTGTTTGCGGTGGCGTGCGCGGTGGTGTCGGCCCCCAATGCCGTGAGGATGGTTTTGTTCGCGTCGGCCTTGCCGATTGCGGTGGTGGCGTCCGTTCCCGCCTTGTCCCACTTGGTTTTCGCGGTGGTGGCATTGTCCACCGTGTTGTCTCCGAGGAGTGCTTTGGCTACTTCCTCGTTGTGGGTTTCGCGTGATTCGACGCTTTCGATGCGATTGAGGTGCGTTTCGAGCGTGGAGTCAATGGTGCGCATGCTGCCGTTGTAGCCGTCGCGAAGGTCGGCGGGGTCATTGTCCCCGTACAGGTTCAGGCCGTAATTGTCGGTTTTCGAGTATACTGTCGCCATTTGTGTCAGTCCTTTTCTCGGATCTGGGTTTGCAGTTGGGTGAGGATCTGGTCGATCATGCGCATGGCGCGATTGTATCCGTCGCGCATGTCCATAGTGGTCGCGTCATTGTAGAGGGGCAACCCCCAATGTCGTGTCACATTGTATGCGGCGCCGGAATCCACCGGCGTTATCTGCTGTTGACTGTCTGCCATGACTGTCACTTCCCCGAATCAGTGGTGGACACGAACGGCAGGCCTTCCGCGGTGACCTTGGTGTCATTGAGGTTTTTGACGGTGTACTGTCCGCCACCTGACGCGGGCGTACGGTTGAGGAAGTGGTTGAGCGCGGTTCCGAGTGCTTCCGCGTTGGAATTGGTCAAACTCAATGCCGCACAAAACGCTTTCAAACCGTCCGGCAGGCTTTCCGGCGTTGGGATGGCGTCGATTTTGTCCGACTGCGTTTTCAGCGCCGTGTCGAGGATGTCCATGCTCCGGTTGTATTCGCCTTGCAGGTTCGGCACGTCCGTCGCGTCATACTTTTCGAGATTGTAGTTCGGGGTTTTCTGTGTCATTGTTGTTCCTTACTTTGCGATTTTCATGAAATTGTTTACCACGACGCCGTTGGCGAGGTTTTCCACCGTCAACCGGGTGACTGGTTCGCCGTCATCCACGTGTGTGTCGCGTGGGGTGATGCGCGGTTCCTCATTGTGGAAAATGGTTTTGTTGCCGAGGACGGCGAACTCAAGGCATGTGTGCGCGGCCGCCATTGGCACGGAGAGTTGGGCCATCTGGTTGACGCGCGCCCCGTACACGGCAAGCTCACGGTACATGTCACGGTTCGTGTTTTTGGAGTCCTCGTACTTGCCGCGCGTCGGATTGTACGTCAGGCTTGAGTCCTCGTACTGTCCGACCTGCTTCTCCAGATCATCCAGCGTCTTGTTGATGCGTCCGAACTGCTCGTTGAACCCGGCCACCATCTGTTTGATGGCTTCGATGTCGGCGTTTTCGTCTTTGGCGAGATTGTCGAGTTGTTCGCGCAATTCGTCCACGTGGTCGGCCACTTCCTGCACGTAACCGAGCACGGTCAACGTGTCCCGGTAGCTGAAAGGCTGAACCGTGGTGAAATAGCGTTGGCGCGGATCAACGTCCAACGGCGCGGCGCTTGGGTTTATGCCATCCATAAATCCTCCTGACTGTCTGTATCAAGTATACTCTAATGGCCGAGATTGTAGACAAGCGACGTGCCGTAAAGCTGGGGCACGTTGGTCATATTGTCCCCGCTGCCCCACATGCCGAGGAAAAGGCTTTCAAGTGAATCGATCACCATCATGTCGATGTTGAGCATGGTTTGGCGCCAATCCTGCAAGAGTTGGGATTGCGAACCGCTGGTCCCGAACGTATGCGACGTGCTGTTGCCTTTATCTGAGGAATGCGCGTAATCCGTGTTGCTGGTACTGGACGCGGTGGCCGTGCTGTCCTGTTGGGTGACGGTATGCGTGTTGCCGGTCGAGTCCGTTTGGCTTGCGGTGGTCGCGTACTTGCGGAAGTCGTCGATGCGGGTTTGCGGGAACTCGGAGTTGAACGTCATGCTGGAATTGTCCGCCTTGGTGTCGGACGTGCTGTTCGCCGTGGACTCGTTCGACTGCTTGCCGGTCGATTTCCCGCTGGACTCGTTCGTGCTGGTCGAGTCCATTTCCTGCCGGATGTCGGACGTGATGAACGGGTCGAACTTGTGTTGTGCGGACGCATAGAGTTGGTTGAAATAGTCCATCTGCTCACGCATGGTACGGCCCAGGTAGAATACGAACATCTGCGGTGTTTCGCTGCCGATTTCGCGGAGTGCGTAGTGCGCGACGATTTTCTCGTTGAGTTTCGCCCTGTAGTTTTCGTCGAAAATCGGATAATATTGGGCGCTCAAATGCAGTTTTTCGTCCGTATCGAAACCGCGATCAATGAGATTGCCGAGCGTCAGCGTGTAATCCGCCATACTGTCTTTGACGGCGTACATGCTCAAGTCCTGCGTCATTGTTCTTCCTCCTTGTTTCCGTCAACGTCCAAGAGTCCGCCCGAAGTGGTGTCGTTCCACACGATGCCGATTGGTTTCCCGGAATCGGCCATTTGCGGCCACAACCGGTTGATCGTATCGCATGCCTGCTGACGTGCCTTGAGATAGCTCAGGCGGAACACGTTCGTACGCGAGTTTCCGGCCGTCACTTCGGATTCGAGCAGTCGTTCCTTCTTTTCCGTGGTCGAATTGTCGATACCTAAATAATTCACTAATTCGTTCCAAATTTGAGTTTTGGTGGTGATGATTTTATCCGCAAGAAATGGGGTCATGTTGGGGAATGTCTGGAACATGCCGGTGATGTCGGCGCTGTCGTAGGCGTACACGTACGGGTCGCCGTCCTCCCTTGCCTTCATGAGGTTTTGGGCGGTGAGTTTGTTGGTTTCCGACGTGGCGATAATCAACGGCACCGAAATGTTGTCGAGGTTGACGTCCAACGCACGGTCTGCGATAGCCAGTCGGGTGGCGTAATTCCACATGACGTCAATCATGGTGCAGCGCAACTGGTTGTCCCAGATCGGGACGCACTCTTTGCTCCCGATCTGTGGGTGCGAGTAGTTCGTGGCGACGGGCTGGAATGATGTCGGATTATTGTAATTGTTGACGCCGCCGATATTGCCGGACGTGACCATGAAACGGTGGACACCCTTGCGCTTGTCGGGGAAGAAGAGGGCCAAGCCGTTCTCGAACAGGGTCAGTTCCAAGTACCGTTCGTCGATATACGGGGGCAGGTTGACCCATTTGAATCGGGATACGGCCAGCATTTCAATGAGCTTCATGTACTGGTTGATGCGTAGGCTTTGCCGCATTTCCGGCAGGTTCAAATTGCCCCACATGGATCCGAGTACGCTCTGGTTGTCCCAGTGTGCCGCCTTGCGCGCGTTGTTGCGTTTGCCCATAGTCACCGTCCTTAATATAAATAATGGAGAGAGTTTTCTCGACTCTCTCCATTATATCTAGTATGCGATACCGGGTAGTGGCGTATTGTCCGCATAGTCGGTGACGCCGATTTTGTCGGGGTCGGTCCAGACGGTCACACCGCTCTCGAAAATGCCTTTGACTGTCAGGCGGTACTCTTCCGGGCACGTCGAGCTGCGCACGTACAATTCATGCACTTTCCAGTACGTGAAATTGCTCATTGCCATGAGATTTTCCGGCAGCTTCATGAACCGTTGCACATAGTACCCATAGCGCAACCACACTTCGCCAATGGCTTGCATGGCGGCCGGTGGTATTTGCCGGAAACGCACCATGACGCCGATCAGTCCGTTCGCAAGGTTGAAGGCGTCCCCGCCAAGCGCCCCCGACGTGGTAGGGGGCACCGTTTGGGTTTGCTGCACTTGTGCGTTGATGCCGGCAATGGTGTTCTCGTAATCGCCTTGCGCGGTGGCTTGAGCCAACTGCTTGTTCATGTCCGCGAACTGCATGGTCTGTTGATTGCCCAAGTTGGTTTGCGCAAGACTGTAGGCGTTGGCCTGTGACGTACTGGCGTTGTTGGTGGTTTGCGTGTTCGCCAATTGTTGGTTCGCGCTTGATACGTTGTTGTCGTAGGTCATCTGGTTTGTCCATGCGCCGATCGCGGTTCCCGCGATGGCACCGGCCACACCCCCGATATTGCCCGTGACGGCGGAACCCACCGCGTTGGCCACGCCTGAACCGATGGTGTTGATCTGCGCCATCTGGTTGTTGAAACCGAGGTTTTTCAAGGTCAGGTCGGTACCCATTTGCGCGCTCTGGTTGCTGATCGCGTTCATGGCGTTGCGGTTGGACGTGCCGAGCCTGTTCTGGGCGCTTGCATACTGTGTACCAAGCTGCGCCTGTGCATAGGCGTTGTTGATGCCCATCTGGGTTTTCCGGTACGACCAATCGGCGCTTTGCTGTGCGTATTGGCGCGTGTAGGCGCTGTTCGCCAATGACAGGGCCGAACCGTTGTTGACTGTCATGAAGGTGGGGAAATTCGTGATGCCGAAACTTGCGTTGAGCATTTCGCCCGAATCGATCGGCAGTCCCGAATTGTCCGGCAACGGCGATTGTTCACTGACGTCCCCCGCATTATAGCCGCGCACGTAAAAATTGAGTCGGGGTGAAGGGGGTGCATAGTCCCACGATTCACGGATGGTCAGATCATCGCTTGGTACCTGCTCTGGGTTGTAGGTGATGACCGTGCCGTTAAGACATGAACATTCGAGTACCGCGTATGGTGCGGTGCGGAATTTTTCCAGATATTTGTACCGTTCCGGGAGTTTGAAATTCTCGCGGAAGTTCGTGATGTGGATGATGTCGGCGTATCGGCTTTTGGCGTCATTGTGGCGGATCTCCAACCGGTAGCATTCGCCGCGCCAGTCGATCATCGTGTTGAAGAACACGCCGGGTTCCTTCTGGTTTTTCAACAGTGCTTCCGGGAGCTGGGGGATGGCGTAGATGCCGCAAATGCCTTGCGTCACCCAAGGGTAGTCCGCGCCCGCGATCATGACGGAACGGAAGTCCAAGGCGTCCGAGAAATAGTAGAGGGCGGTGCCGTTCGTGTGGTTTTCGAACGCGCTGCCGTCCGCGCATGTGGTTTTCGGTGCGCTTGCGGTGCCGGGATCGGCGTCCAGTTTGGTGGTGGATACCACAAGCACTCCGAATGTGGTGTAGCCGTTGGTCTCACCGATCAGGCTTTTGTACTGTTGCCCTGTGACCACCATCGCCTTGCCTGTGTCCAAGCCTTCCGGCAGGTCGAGATAGGTGCGGCCATAGTCTTTCCAGGCGTTTTCGTTGGCAATGCCGACATGCCCGCGTTCGACGTAGGCGTTGCCGAGTTGTATGTCATGCTGGAAGCTCTGCCACACGTCCAATTGGATATTGAGCTGCGTCGTGTTGGCGTTGATATAGTCGCATGTCTGGACAAAGTAATACCAACTACGGGGGGTGTCGAAGTCGTAGTCGTTCGTCGCAATGAGGTAGTTGTATTGCGATGCTTGGGCGAATGGCACCGGCAGTCGTACCGGAAGGCCGTATTTCGCCATCGTGCAGTTCGAGAATTCGATGCCGTCCAACCGGTCGAAATACTCTTTCTGGGTTTTTCGATCCCATTTGACGATGTCCCGGTATCCCATGTCCCACGGCACGTTGCACAGTTTGAACCGCGTGTTCGGCGTCCATTTCGCGTAACTGAAATTGATTGGCAGATCGTTCGCGTTCATAAAAGTCCTCCTAAAAACAATAGGTGTGGATAAAAGTCTATCCACACCTATTTTACCGGCCGACCATCGTCACTGGGCGGTGACGGTGACCTGTGCCAGTCCGGTTTCCCCCGCGAATTTCGCGGTGACTTTGGCGGTGCCCGTACCGGTTCCGGTCAGCACGCCGTTGGGGGCGACGGTCGCGTTGGCGTCCACCGACCACATGGCGAGGTCGGTCACGTCGGCCGTGTTGCCGTCCGTCTTGGTGGCGATGGCTTTAAGCGCTACATGTCCCTTGACTATGACGGTTTTTTCGCCTTGGATTTCAATGGACTCGATGGATCCGGCTTTCCAGCCGCCGAGCCAAGTGCCGACCACGGGCACGGACAGTGCGGCGGAAACCGTCTGATCGATTTCAGGTGTGGCCGGGTCGATGTAGGTGGCTTGGGCGGTGACCTTGAGTGTTTCGGCGGTTTCGTCAAGGCCGCACCGCAGGATGCCGTCGTTGTCGATGGTCGTGAACTGGGAGGTGGCGCCCTCAAGCGCATACTTGATGCCGGTCGGCTGGAATGTCGCCGTTTCCTTGTTGCCGCTGGAAATAGTGGAGACCACCTGCACCAAGTCGCCGCGCGACACGTTTTCGGGGGTGATTGTGTTCTGGCCGTACTTTTGTACGCGCAGTTCGAACTTGGGTGTGGAGGTGGTGAGCGTGTCCGGCAGGGTCACGGACTCGTTGGAGCTTCCGCCGGTCCAGAACAGGATGGCGTTGGCGAACGGGTTGGGGGTGATGGAGCCGCGATGCTTGTAGAAGATGTTGCGCGTACCGTCAATCGGGTTCACGGGGGAGTTCGTCGTTTCGAGCATTTCGTCCCAGCAGAAGAAGAAGTCCTCCGTGGTGAGGACGGCTTGGACCTTGCCGCCCTGTCCGCCGATTCCGAACATATCCTCCGGGATCGGGATGATGCGATACGGCACGTTCACTTTGTCGATGTTGAACGCGGCGGCCAATGCTTCGACATTGAGCGCGGCGATGACCTGCGGGGTGGCGAAAAGGATGGCTTCCGAGTCGCGCCACGGCGTCACCCAAGACATGGCGTTGTATCGCGGCATGGCGCTCATTGGCGAAGCCTTGAGCTCGTTCGCCATCTGCTGGATGAGACGCAGCAAACCCTTTGCGTCCGCTTCGGTCGAGTCGGCCTTGCCGAC